AGGGCAGTCCCGCAACATACTCACAGCCGGTGATCAGCTCGTATTCGATGAATTTGCTGTCGTCGTCGGCCGGGATGCACATGTATTCCTGGTCAAACGACTCATCATCGGCCGCACCCGCCTTCACGAAGTCGAAGTATTCGGCCTCGGTCATATCCTGCTGTTCAGCATCGGCCGGCAGCGCCTGCTGCAGTTTGTAGAGAAAACCCTGGTCGAGTGCATCCTGCAGGGTCACGCGGTGCAGGCTGATCTTCTTGGGGTTGTCTTTCTCGCGTATCTCGCGCACCAGGCCGTTGAAGAACGAATTCGAACCCCGGTGGGTACTCACCAGCTCCATACTGCCGCCCCAGGTGATGCCGGGGTAGGCGATCGCCCACATCTTGCGCTGGTCGCGGTGCAGCGCGAATTCATCCAGGATGCGGCTGCCGCGCTTGCCGGCCTGGGCGTCCGGGTTGCTGCTCATGCTGTGGATGCGCCGACCGCTGGCGAACTGCAGCACGTAGGCGCTGAGCTTTTTCTCGGGGTCGATCACCACTTCGCCCAAGTCCTTCGCCGCCATGTTCATGATGCCGGCCCACAGCTTGCAATCCTCAATGAACAGCCGCGCCTGGATGTCGTCGCGGCTGCTCACCCACTCATCGTGCCGCGCGCCCTGGGCGGCTGCTCGCTCGACAGCGCCATAGGCTGTCGACCAGCTGATGCCGATCTGGCGCGACTTTTCCATCAATTTGAGACGCGAGGAGTCCTTGATCCAAGCGGACTGGAATGGCAGGAAGATCGCATCTGGATCGAGCAGAATGCAGCGAGCGCGGCCTTTGGGCTTAGTGGTCATCATTGGACCCGAAAAATCAAAGCGAACTCAGCCAGGCCGATCGCGCCTCCCAGCCACATTAGAATGACGATGGCGCCAACCGTTGTTGATGCGATGCGCAGGATGTCGACGATAACCATCACACAATCCCCAGCGCCTCGCGGATCGCCCGCTTGGTGTCTTCAGTCACGCCGCCTTTGCTGCCCATCGCATCAAGCTTGGCCTTCTGCTCCTCGAGCAGCTTTGCGCGTGCAGCTTCTTCCACCTCGGCCTGGAATTTCTTCAGATTCACGCTCGAGCGTGTCAGCGTGGCGATGTTCTTGGCGGCGGTGGATAGCACGCCCACGCGTTCAGCCGAATCCATCTCCTCGTCGCTGGATTCCTGCATGTCGAGGATGGCCTCGAAAAGCTCGGTCTGGATCAGCGCGGTAAGCGCTTCTGAGCGGGCGTCCTTGTCGTCTCCGGCCTGCGCCTGGATGATCTTTGCCGCCTCGGTGCTGGCCCGGATCGCCGACAGGCGACGCTCCAGCTTCTGGCCATACCGGTGCATGGCCGATCGGCTGGGTAAGTCGCCCTCTGCGGCCTCTTCGGGAAACGCGGTACGCAGTTCGGCGATCAGCTCGTCGAGAGTCATCCGTCCTTCTGCTAGGCGTCGCTCGATGTGCGCCTTCACCCCGGCCGATAGCCGGTCGATGCTGCTCTTGCGGCCCATGGCGGCTTACCAGTACTTTTCGGGCCGGGCGATGCCCGGCTCGCAGGCCACGGTGTATTCGGCCACATCCACGCCGTAGCGCGTCAGCTCGGCAAACCAGCGGCCGTCGGGGCGGCGTTCGATCCCCACCAGCTTGCGGTCGTGCAGGTAGTCGAGCTCGCGGCGCAGTTCGTGCGCGGTGGCATCCGGGTACTCCGACTGTGCAACCGACAGGATCGGCCCCTCGAACGCTCCGATCGGCCGTGCGTTGTTGAGCGTGAGCAGGATCAGCCAGCGCAGGTGCTCGCGGCGTGCTTTCGCCTGATCGATCATCGTTGAGTCCCCTTCAGGTGATGGTTTTCGATGCGCAGCGCCAAGCCGTCCAGCTTGGCCTCAATCACAGACTGGCCGCGGATGTAGTCCTCGCGACGGACGTAGTGCAGCGGGAGCTCGGCACGCAGGTCGAGCAACTCGCGCTCCACCCGTCTCCACTGGCTTGACTCCTCCTGTGCAGCCCGCTCCAGCGAAAGGAACCTCGTATCGAGGCGCTTCTCTACCTGGCCCAGCAACATCCGCCCCATGCCAAATGCCGCGCTCAAGAACGCGAGCAGCAATCCGGCGGAGAACGTGAGCAGCTGCCAAAAATCGATCTGCAGTGTCATCGTGCCGGGCCCTCGTGCCAGTCGATCAACGCATCGAGCCGGCGCCGGCACTCGTCGTACTGGCTACCGGCATCTAGCGCCCAGCGGGCGACGTGGGTATCTGTGGCAACGTGTCCGGCATCCGCTCCATCAACACCGCCGGTGGCGACGGGCAGATTGGCGCGGAGACCGGGGGCACCGTCGAGCACCCGCAAAGCAGGATCGTCAAGGCACACACGGCCAGTGGTCGCGCGGGCAATCGCATCATCTCGCTCCTTGCGAAGTCGGTTTGTCGTGCGGTTCGCAGTAGCCAGCTGGCGGCTGAGCGTATCGCCACGAGCCGACGCCGTCTTCAGGCTATCCAGGGCCGCCTTGGTCGCAGCCCGCTCCATCTGCAGTTTCTGCGCAACCTCTGCCGCGGCTGTTCGCGTGCAGCTCGCCCCGCCTGCTTGGTAGCTCAGCCAGCTCAACGCGGCCAATGCGGCAAGTAGCACCGCGCCTGCCGCCAGGGTCGGGGCCATAGAAAGGTATCTATCGATCATGGCGCCCCCGTTTGTTTCGCCGCCGATTACGCGCGTGCGCAGCGGCACGCTTGATCGCTCGGACTCCGGCGTTGCGCCTGGGTCGAGTTCTTGGTGTCGACTGCGGAATTGCCGGCCAAGCCAGCGGCCCTTGCCACGGCCCTGGGAATGCAGCGCCCCATCCCAGGGCTATCGAGCCCAATAGTGTGCGCATCATGCCCAGCCCTCGCGCCGCTGCCGGTACCGGTGCCACAGCACCACCACGCCGACAATCATCCCCACCCCCGCCACCACAACCACGGGATCGACGTCCAGGCCAGTAGCCACGTCACGTACATCGGCAGACATGGTTGACGCCATTGCTACGGCGCCCGAGGCTATCGATACCGCCCCTGACTGCGCGATCGGGCTCGCGGCCATGCGCGATTCAGGCTCGGCCGCAGGCATGTCGGCGACGGCGCCGGCCGCCGAATCGGGCAGTGCATCAAGTGGGGGGTGATACGCCATGTCGTGGGTCAGATACAGCGCTGACTCGCGGGCTCGCCGCGCCGTGAGCCCGCGCACTTCCTTTAGCACGCCGCCCATGCGCGCCTTGTTCCACAGCCCGAAGGCCCGCGCAGCCGCTAGCGGATTGCCGGTGTTGTGGGCGCGCAGCACGCTCGAGCGCGCAAAGCCCGCCAGGCCAACGTTGTAAGCCAGGCTCACCATCGCCGCGAGCTGGTGCGGCGTCGCAGGGTGGGTCAGCGCCGCTTCCACGCCCTGGACGCATTCGGCCAACCGGCTGCACAGCAGTTGATCGGCCTCGTCCTGGGCCATCACATCACCAGGGCGAACGCCTTCGGTTTCGCCCCAGCCAATGGTCCAAACCCCTGCAACGTCGCGGTAAGCGCGCAGCCGACAGCCCTCGCTGCGCGCAATCTCGAGCACACCCGGCCAGATGATTGGCCAAGGCAAATCCCTTTTCGGCAGTATCTCCACGACACCCACCCCTGAAAATGACAACGCCCTCATGATCGAGGGCGTTGGTAGGTGGGACTAAATGAAGGGGTTCAATGCTGATTTACGTCCGTGCTCTTACGCTTATAGCTCGCAACTGTCTCGAGGTTTCGCATCTCAGAGTCTGAAGTTGCCTTGATCATGTCCGCAGGCACCAGCGTCAATACGACCGTCCAAGCCTGCCACAACGTCAACAGTACAAGGAAAGCGTAGGAGACCCCCCGCAGTTCATCTCGGTATGGGAGGAGCTCTGGTAGATGACGAAGAATCGGCACAAACAGGCCGGCTACCAAGACGATACAGAGTATCGCCGTCGAATGAACCGCCGGGTGCAAGAGCTTACCCAGGCGGACCGGGGCGCTTGATGGAGTGCTGGGATCGCCGCGGA